GGACACCACCGACCCCCCGTTCCTTTTCTAACCCACAAAACACCTCGATCAGCCACGATCAGACTGGATCAGATTGATTAACCTCGAAACGGGCGAGATAGGCGTAGATCAGGCGTATTCGGAATTAGGGGGTGTGCAAACACCGCGTATTCAATCAAAACTAAATGATTTGCCTTCAAAAGGTCAAGAGATGATTGATTTTGCAACCGAACTCGGGATCAATCTTATGGAATGGCAAAAATTCGTGTGCATTCATGGTCACAAAGTCAGAGCCGACGGTAGATGGGCTCATTCTGAACTTGGTTTGATCATGGCACGCCAACAAGGTAAGTCCACTTTGATGATGCTCAGGATTTTAACAGGCATGTTTGTGTGGGGTGAAGGCTTACAACTTGCATCAGCTCACAGACTTACAACCTCACTCGAGACATTTAGACAGATCGTTGGTTTGATTGAAACAAATCCAAAGTTGGAAAAAGAAGTAAAGAAGATCCGGTGGCAACATGGCGCGGAGGAAATTGAATTATTTGGTAACAGGCGATTTGTTGTAAAGGCTGCAAACAATGCAGCTAGAGGATTAAGCAAACCTGAAACAATTCACCTGGACGAATTGAGAGAATACAAAGATGAAGACGCTTGGTCATCAATGCGCTACTCAATGATGGCTGCTAAAAATCCGCAAGTATGGATTTATTCCTCAGCTGGTGATCAACATTCCGTAATCTTAAACAAATTGCGTGAGAGGGCGTTGGCTTCAGCTACAACCAACGATCCGATAGGTTGGTTTGAGTGGAGTGCTGAACCTGATGCTCCTATCTTGCTTCCGTCAGGCGAGATGAACTGGAGTGCATTCGCTCAAGCCAACCCATCACTAGGAATAACAATCCATCCTGATAACTTAAAAGCAGTTATTAACGATCCTCCAGATATTGTAAGAACTGAAGTATTGGCTCAATGGGTAGATACTATTAATTCAGCAATAGATGCGCAAAAGTGGGCAATGTGCCAGATAGATGCAATTCCGCTAGATCCTGAACAACCTACTTGGCTTGGTTTAGATTTAAGTCCAGATCGTAAATTTGGTGCATTAGTAGCTGCTCAAAGATTATCGGGTGAAAGATTTTACATTCAATTGCTTCACACTTGGTCAAACGATTACAGCTTAAACGATTTAGCAGTCGCAAACGACATTGCGCCTTATGTTAGAAAATACAACACGCAAACTGTGGCTTACAGCAAAAGGACAAGTCAGGCAGTTGCAAGTCGCTTATCCTCTGCCGGAATTCAAGTAACCGATATGGATGGAGCAATATACGCAGAAAGTTGTGATCGATGGCTTGGAGCAATTAACTCACACAGGTTGCAGCATTCTGGGCAAGAGGAATTAACTCAACAAACTTTATCAGCTGCTAAATTGCCATTTGGCGATGGATCTTGGATTATTGGAAGGAGGGCTAGTAGGGTCGCTGTATGCGCAAGTGTGGCATCAGCATTAGTTACATATTTTGCGACACAACCCGAAACGGAAACAGACATACAAATCGCTTAAATTTGACTTTATGGTATATTATACACTAATGGGATTATTTGATAGATTTCTAACAAATCAGACACCAACAGTTCAAATGGATGTCGCTGCTGCCAACACTCCTTACAATTTGCAATCAGCTGTTGGCGGATTATTTTATGGAGCACAAACTGCAACGCGTGAACAAGCAATGTCAGTTCCATCAGTTGCAAGAGCAAGAAACATTATTTGTTCAACAATTGGATCGCTACCTTTAGAAACATATAATCATTTTACAAAAGAACATTTAGATCCACCAAGAGTAATTATGCAACCAGATCCAAGAATTGCAGGATCAGCAATTTATGCATGGATCGCTGAGGATTTGTTATTTCATGGTGTTGCTTATGGTCAAGTCTTAGATAGTTATGCTGCATCAGATAACAGTCGAGTTCGTGCATGGACAAGAGTTGCACCTGATCGAGTTACTTACAATCTAAATGCAAATCAAACTGAAATTACTTCATACATGGTTGATGGAATGCATGTTCCAGCATCAGGCATTGGATCTTTAATTGTATTTAGTGGATTAGATGAAGGTGTATTGAATCGCGCAGGTCGCACAATTAGAGCTGCTCAAGAATTAGAAAAGGCTGCTGAATTATACGCCAAAGAACCAGTTCCTACAATGGTGTTAAAATCAAATGGAACAAATCTTGCACCAGAGCGAATTACAAAACTTCTTGAAAGTTGGAAAATTGCTAGAAACACAAGAGCAACTGCATTCTTAAATGCTGATGTTGAATTAACTGCATTAGGCTTCGATCCACAAAAATTACAACTAAATGAAGCACGCCAATACCTTGCAACAGAAATTGCAAGAGCAGTTGGCATTCCGGCATCATTTTTATCTGCTGAAACAACAAGCATGACATATAGCACAACTATCATGGAGCGCAAAGCCCTTATTGATTTCAGTTTGAGAAATATCATAACACCAATTGAGCAAAGATTATCCGCTGCGGATTTTGTGCCAAACGGCGTAGAAGTTCGCGTAGATATTGACGATTTCTTGAGAGGTTCAGCATTAGAGCGTGCTCAAGTTTATGAAATCCTAAACCGCATCGGTGCAATGAGCATCGAACAAATCCAAGAGGAGGAGGACTTAATCCGATGAAGATTAACTTCCCAATAACAATAACTGCTGCCGATACAAATAAGAGAACTATCTCTGGAACTATCGTTAGTTGGAACGAAGCAGGAAATACATCAGCAGGAAAGACTGTATTTGCTAAAGACAGCATTGATTTTTCAAAGCCTGTTAAATTGCTATTAGAGCACGACAAAACACGCCCACTTGGCAAGTTAATTGACATCACCGCAAACGATCAAGGCTTAGAAGGAACATTCAAGTTAGCGAAAACTTTTGCAGCTGATGATGCTCTTGAGGAAGCAGCCACAGGATTACGAGATGGATTTTCTGTTGGTGTAATGGTTGATGCATGGGATAACAAAGATGGCGCAATGGTTATCTCAAAAAGTTCTTTACAAGAAGTCAGTTTGGTGTCTGATCCCGCAATTGCCTCAGCAAAAGTTGAAAGCGTAGTTGCAACAAATACACCAGAGAATTCCGAAGCAACCGCTGAGGATACAACAACACAGGAGGACAAAGTGTCTGATATAACTTCAGATGCTCCTATCGCAACCGAAGCGGTAGAAGCTGCAAAGTCTGAGCCTGTGGCAGTAGTAGCAGCGCAGTCAGTTGCTTACACAAAGCCACGCTCACCAATCAATTCAAAAGCAACTTACTTGGAGCACTCAGTTCGTGCTGCATTAGGTTCAGAGGAAAGCCGTCAGTATGTAATGGCTGCCGACACAACCAGCAACAACTCTGGTTTAATTCCAACTCCACAATCAACTCAAATCATTAATGGCATTTCAAATGCTGATCGTGGTTTAATTGACGCATTATCACGCGGAGTTCTACCAGCATCAGGAATGACATTTGAAATTCCTAAAATCACAACTGCTCCAACAGTAACACTTGAGGCAGAGGCAGCAGCAATCGATACAACCGATCAAGCAGCTTCATTCGTTTCAGTTGATGTTAAAAAATTTGCTGGCGGACAAACATTCTCAGTTGAACTTCTAGATCGTTCATCACCAGCATTCTTTGATGAGTTAGTTCGTCAAATGGAATATGCTTATGCAAAAACAACTGATGCTTATGCAGCTTCAGTTCTTGGATCATCTTGCGCATTAGCAACTGCAACTCAGGACAACACAGCAGCAGGATTGCTAGGTTTCACCTCAGCAGCAGCAGCAACCGTTTATTCTGGCTCACTTGGATTTGCTCGTAACTTAATTGTTAACAGCACACAATGGGGCAACATCATGGGCTACAACGACAGCGGTCGCCCAATTTACAATGCAGCACAACCACAAAACGCTGGTGGAGTAGTTTCTGCTCAATCACTTCGTGGAAATGTTGCTGGCTTGGATCTATATGTTTCTCGCTCACTTGATGGATACACAACTGGTGATCAGTCAATGATCGTAGTAAATCCAGATGCATTCACTTGGTATGAGAGCCCACGCTTACAACTTCGTTCCGATATCACGGCGACTGGACAGGTTTCTGTTGCCTATTATGGTTACGGCGCACTTGCAGTTAAAATTGCTGGTGGCGCAGTTTGGTTTAACAAGAACTAAGTAAGCCCTTAATGCCTACTGGTGCTCCCGCTGGTAGGCAGCTAATAATGGGAGACTTAAAGGAGATGACATGCCAACCATAATTACCGCAAGCGAATTGCGCTCTGTGCTTGGTGTGTCATCTTCCTTGTATTCAGACGCTTACCTAAATCAAATTATTGATACCGCAGAAACAGTTATTCTGCCAATGCTTGTAACATTTAAAGCACCAATTCAAGCAACCTCATTGTCAGACAATGTTGCTACATTTACTACACTAGGAATTCATGAATTCACCGAAGGACAAACAGTTGTCATCACAGGATGCGGATCACCGTACAACGGAACAAGAGTTGTGCTGGCAGATAATCTTGGACAATATACCTTTTCGCAATCGATCACTAATGCCGACATACTCGAGGCTAATGTCATCCCATCCGGAGTTGCTGCCCTTTCTGGCGGATCAACTTATGTTGGAAACGCAGCTGTTCAATCAGCTGTCTATACAGTTTCAGTCGAAGTCTTCCAAGCCCGACTTGCTGGCGGAGGACAAATCGAAGGAGTAGATTTTACTTCAACACCTTTTAGAATGGGTCGATCATTATTTAACAAATGCGTTGGATTACTTGGCTCATACATTGACACAGATAGCATGGCTCAATAAATGCCTAATGAAACAATTCTTCAACAGATCCGCACACCTTTAGCAACTGCCTTATCTAGCGTTGCAGGAAATGTTTATTCATTCGTTCCTGAAACTGTTATCCCACCAGCTGTGGTTGTTGTTCCAGATAGCCCATATTTAGAATTTGAAACAATTAGCAAATCAAACATTCGCGCAAAAATTAACTTTACAATTTCAGTTGCTGTTGCATATAACAGTAATCCAGCATCACTCGATAATATCGAGCAATTAGTCATAAGTGTTCTGGCAGTAATTCCAGTTGGATATATTGTCAGCTCGGTTGAAAGACCGACAGTTACCCAAGTTGGTGCATCAACGCTGCTTATCGCAGATGTTCGAGTATCTACCTACTACACGCAAACAATATAAGGAGAAATCATGGCAACAGTCGTAATTACCGGTCGTGATGTTGGTTTATCTTTCACAGGTGGAACAGATATTCAAGCACAGGCGACCAATGCAGTTTTAACAAAGGTCAATGAGCGTCAGGTCTATCAGACAATGGATGGCGAGGCTTACAAGACCACAAACATTTCAGGAACATTCCAATTGGATATGTTGGCTGACTGGGGCAAGGCTAACTCAGTATGTGAGGCTTTATGGACTGCCGCTGAAACTGCACCAGATACAGATATCAGCATGACATTAACAGCTGCATCAGGAGCACAATTTGTGTTTCCAGTAAAACCAGAGTTTCCAACAGCTGGTGGATCAGGTGTTGATGCTCAAACTGTTTCCTTTACTTTCACAGTATCAAAGGGCGCAGTAACAGAAACATTTAGTTAAAATCTAGCAACGGGAGCAAACAATGAAGTTACCAATTACAATTGAATATAACTCAGGCGAGCAAGCAACTTATGTAGCCCAACCGCCTGAGTGGGCTAAGTGGGAAAAATCAACTGGTCACACCATAAGCCAAGCAAAAGAAAAACTTGGAATGTGGGATTTGATGTTTTTAGCATACAACGCACATAAGCGCGAAGCTGCTGGAAAACCAGTTAAACCATTTGAGGCTTGGATGGAAACAGTATCCGATGTAATAGTCGGTGATGCAGACCCAAAAGTCACCCAGCAGGAAGCCTAAGTAGATTATTGGTTGAGTTGGCAATAGCCACAAAGATACCAATGAGTGAATGGGTTGAAGCAGAGGATATTTTAACAGCTATCGAAGTATTGGAGGCGAGGTATGGCAAGTGAAACCATTGCTTACAGTCGCAATGACATACGCGATATTCTCAAGGCTTTCAAAGTTATGGATGATCAAGCGACTGAAGAGGCAAGAATTCAATCTGCTGCTTTGGCGACATACGCAGCTGAAGAAATTAAAACAGCGGCTAGAGGTCGAACAAAATCAAGCAAGGTTGCGCAAAGAGTTGCGGATGGCGTTAGCATTTCAAAGTCCAGCAAAATCGGTGAATTCAAATATGGTTTCGCAAGACAGAAATTTTCAGGTGGTGCTACTACACAAAGCCTATGGGGTGGCGTTGAGTTTGGTTCAAATAAATTCAAACAGTTCCCTAGTTATTCAGGAAGGCAAGGTCGTGGATCTCGCGGATGGTTCATTTATCCAACCCTTCGCAGAATTCAGCCTGAATTGATTAATAAGTGGGAAGAAAGTTTTACTCGCATTATTAAGGAATGGGTCTAATGGCTACTGGTAATCGCACATTAAAGTTATCAATCCTCGCTGATGTTGATGATTTAAAAAAGAAGTTAGGCGAAGCTGATAAAGCCGTTGAAACTAACTCAAGCAAAATTGGTGAGTTTGGAAAGAAGGCTGCTGCTGCTTTTGC